TTATGATAGTAGTGGACAAGCACCTGATACTGATCAAACAACAATAACAAGTTCGGTAACTATGGATTGGATGGGTGATTCTCCAAAAGCTGAAGAAGGTATTACAGTTCCTGGTTCAGAACAAAATCAAAGTTTTAATAGTACACATGTTGGTACTATTGAAGATCAAGGAGTTATAATTATAAGATTGAAAGGTACATATAAGGAGACTCCAGTTAAAACTCCAATATTTGTATCTACTAAGTTAGAATGTCCTACATGTGGAACTAAGTCCAGATACGGAACTAAGTATTGTTCTGAGTGTGGGACAAATCTACAAGCATAAAATTTAAACAAAAAAAAACTAAAAGATGGACTAACGAGGACCCAGTTAAGCTTGGGTCCTCATTTTTCCGTTAGCGATGATCGTAATTATTTGTAGATGGCATTGGTAATCTATTAGTCCTTTTCTTTTTATTATAATGATTTACTAAACAGAGAAGAAATGAATACTGATCTAATTTAATAATTTCTGTGGTTAAATTAAAAGTTTGAAGTTTTTTAACAGATTGTTTATATTTAGATGTAGTATTCAATAAATTATTCTGTCTTAACATCATAAAAAATATTATAAAACAACGCATCGCTTTTGATGACCAAGCTATACTTCCATGTTTTTTCTCGTTAAAACATTTTTCAAACCATATCATAAAATTATTTATATCCTCTTTAATTTTAGTATAGTCAGTTATTTCTATTTTTTTCAAAATGTTGTTTTCCTGAGCAGATTTATACGAATCCTGTATATTTAAACAACATCTGCAAATAATTTGCCACGCAACATTAATTGGAATTCTGTTTTTAGTACTTTTTCTCTCAGCAATAGAAACATTATTAAATAATTTTGAAGTTTCATCTATATCTACAAGTCTATACATAAGTTCAGCAGCAGGATGTTTTGCTATATATCTAGCTCTCCATATATAATGATCCTTTTTTATCTGAATATTCATTTTGTTAATATCTATAAAATATTGAGCTTCTGCTGAATCATTTTCAAATTCCATCATATGAACTATAGGTACACTTTTAAATCCTAAATTTATAAGAGCATTCCATCTATGATTTCCATCAACAAGAGACCATCTATCATTAACTGTCATAGTTAATGTTTTCCAAGGACCTCCACACTCAGTCATCATATTCATTATTTCTTTGAGTCTTGGTGGCTCTAAAACTCTTTGATAAATATCTTGAAATATAAGTTTATCAATTGGAACATTAAAATAGATTGCAACCAGTCTAACTCCTTTGTTATTAAATGGCTCATTTACATCTAACCTAACAAAAGCATTTTCAAGCGAATCAATTTCAAACATTTTTTGTTCTACATCTTTGATGTTTGTTACATTAGCAATTTTGTTCATTTTTATAATCCTCTTAATTATTATAAATTATTAGACAAGTCATCATTTGATTACTTGTATCAGAATATGTATAGAAATCTAATTCTACAATTCTTCCTCTTAATAACCAGTCTGGTGAATGGTAATAACCAAAACCTTTTTTAGGATTGATTAAAACTTTTTTTCCTTTTTTATAACCATCTTTACTTCCGTCAAATGATTTAACTGATGCACCTAACACATGTAATGCGCTATTTATTGCTCTAACAACTTCTACTTTTTTAAAACCTCTGGTACAAAAGGTAAAATTCATAGCAGCAAATATATAATTTTGGCTAGCTTGTTTGATTAGACGATTTGATAATATTTCACCAGCTTCTCTTTTTTGACTATCTTTATGTACCCATGATGTCGTAAAGTCAAGATCTTGAAATACAACTGAATGATTCAAATCAGCAACGTTACATAAAATAGGTTTAATAATTCTATTTGAATATTCTGGTATTTTATTTAAAATTAATTGAAATATGTCTTGATTATTATCAATTAAATATAAATTATGTTTTTCACCAGTTATACATAAAGATTGTCTTATTCTTAAATCTACATTTGGCCCACATAAAATTAGTGAATCTCCTTGAAAATAATTGGATACTTTTTCGTATTGCATGTCACTGATAAAAATTTTATTTTCTCCATTTTTATCAACAAATCTTGAAGTGGGGGTTGTAGTTAAATCTTTTTGAGATATATCATTTATTTTAATTTTCGACTTTTTATAATATCCTTTTTTAACTCTTTCAAAAACACCATTTTCACATAGACGTGAAGTATATGTTTTTATAGTAGAATATTCAACATCTTCTGATATACTATTAAAAATATCCATTGAAGAAAATATTTTTAAAAGTGTATTGTCGATAAATTTTTGAACTAATAATTTCACATCTCCATTAAATTTTCCTGTTTTACTCCTTTCTTTTTTCTTAAAGATTGAAGATCCTTTACTAGAAGGATCTGTATCAAATATCGAGTATCCCATTCTTCCTCCTAAAATTAAATTACAATTATATTATATTATGTATATTAATATATATAGAACCTTAATTCTTAAATTAGATACTAACCATACCTAAAAATAAGAACAAAATAAAAAATATAGAGTATATCGTAATGATCATAAAGGAGTTACGCAATGGAAGATAAAAGTAGCAAAACACCAGAAACCATAGTTGTTTCTATTGACGAACAGTATGGTGACTCTTGTATAAAAGATTCAGTTGCTAGTATAAATACTAAAGCAAGAAAACCGGAAGGTTATGTTGAGATCTTTTCTATTGATGAAAATGGTAAAAAACAACAGGTTGGAAAAAGCAACCTAGTTCTTTATGTCGGAAGAGAATGGATCGCTTCAAGACTATGTAATATTACAAATCCTAATATCGCGCCATTAGAAAATGAATTTCTAAATTGGTTTGGTCTTGGTAATGGTGGAGCACCTATTGGTGACCCATTAGTTCCAAATGCACCTACTAACACAATGACAGGTTTAGCAAATGATATTCCATTAAGTTCTATAGACTTAAATTGTGCTGATCTAAGAAGCACTGAATATTATAAACATCCTTTTGATGTTATTGAATTTCAACAGGATGATTTGAATGATGATAAATGGATGATATTAAAAGTTACTACTACAATATCTATAGATCATGCTAATGGATATAATTTAAATGAAGCTGGACTATTCACATCGGATAGTGATGCTGCTGGACATACAGGTCCATTCAATATCTTTAGCATAGTTACTTTTCCAAGTATTGTAAAAGATGATACGAGACAGTTAGTATTTTATTGGTATTTATACTGCTAAAAAAAATATTTATAAAAGGTTAATTTAGAGATACCTCCAAAGGATTTTCATATAAAGTAGAATGAAGAAAGTAATGATTAAACTAAATTTAACAAGAATCCGTTTAAGGGAGGAAAAATTATGGCAAGTCCAATATCACCAGGTGTATATACTACAATCACTGATTTAAGCAATTATGTTCAAGCTGTTCCTAGTACAATTGGTTTAATTTGTAGTATAACTAAAAAAGGTGAAGACAATGTTTTAAAATTTATTGGTGGAAGAGCAGAATATATTGCTGAGTATGGCGAACCTAATATTACAGAATATGGTAAATATTATGGTCAAGGTCCATACTGTGCATATAATTATCTAGGAGAATCAGGTTCACTATTTCATATTAGATGTATGCCTGATGATGCAGCTTTCGCTAATATTAAAATTTATGGAGAAATAACAGATACTGATTCAAACGCTAGTGTTTCTTATGAATATATTAATTCTAATGATGCTTCAAACAAAGTTGAGATTAGAACTGCATTAGCTCAATCAGGTGATATATATCCTTTATGTGTTCTATATCCAATCGGAAGAGGCGAGTATTATAATGCTTTAAGTATTAGATTAATTCCTCATGCAAATCCAATGCTTAATGGTATTTATGTATTAGATGTTTATGAAAAACAATCTGATGGTAGTGAAGTAATTATAGAATCATTTGAGGTATCATTTGATCCTAATGTTAGAGATAGTACTGGAGATTCAGTTTGGATTCAGTATATTCTAAATAATTATTCATCAGTTTTAAGATGTGAGATGACTTTAGATGGAGATGAAATTTTATCTTCTGGTTATGATTTATTAGTAAAATTATATGATAAAGAAATTGGAACTGTATCAGTTGATACTGCTTCTGGTTCTGCATCAATTACTGATTTAAAACAAGATTTTATTGATTGGTCTTCTACATCTTTTCCATTTGAATATTGTGTTATTGCAACAGATCAAAGAGGTAATAAACTTCAAGGTTGGTTAGGTGCTATTATAGGTGATGATGATCAAGTTGAAGTTTATGAAGATAGAGTTTCAGGTGCTGCACAAAATTGGATTGGTGTTACAGCTGATTTTGATACTACTGGTGAAATTACTTATGAAATTAAAAAATCATTTATTTCAATTGCAGATACATTCACTTCGTCTGATCCAGTTCCTTTAAAGAAAGGTAGCGATGGTGCTTTAATTAATCCAAATGGTTCTTTCAATACAACAGAAGCTACTCAATTGTTAACACAAGCTTACACAGGAATATTAACAAATGCTGATGATGGTTCTGAAGTTGATGATGTACTTGATCAAGAAAATATTTATTTTACTTTAGTATTTGATTGTGGATATCCTCCTGAAGTTAAAACAGGCATCTCAACTCTATGTCAAACAAGACGTGATTGTGTTGCTATCATGGATAATGGAGATAATTCTACTTATAATATTGCAATGGCTAGTCGTAATGATGATCATACATTTAATAATTACTTCTGTGCTTTATATGAAGAATATAATAAAGTATATGATGCATTTACTGGACAAGATGTATGGTTCTCACCAGTATATCATATGTCATATCTATTACCAAGAAATGATAATGTAGCTGAAATTTGGTTTGCAGCAGCTGGTTTTAATAGAGCTTCTATTGATTCTATTAAAGAACTAAGATTTAATCCAAGACTTGGTCAAAGAGATCAAATGTACTTGAAACAGTTAAATCCAATTGTTAAATTCAACCCAGGTTATACTAATTGGGGTCAATTAACAACTCAAGCTAAACCAAGTGCTCTTCAAGATCTTAATATTGTACGTCTAGTACTTTATTGTAAACGAGCTCTTGAACAATATTGTAGATATTTCATCTTTGAACAAAATGATCCTATTACTTGGAGTCAAGTAAGTGGTGGAATCATAGAATTCTTAGATGACATTAGATCAAGAAGAGGTCTATATAGTTACAATGTTGAAGTTGGTGCTACTGCATATGAAATTAAAACTAAAACATTTCATGTTAATGTTACTTTAGAACCTACTAGAGTA